GGAGATAGGGCTATTGCGCCCCAAATCCCAGCATCCTTCAGAACACCCAGAAACTCTACCCATTGCTTCGTCCAAATGATTGGAGTGACAACGACGAAAACTGCAAGTGCAGGTCTCACTAAAGCGATTAGTGTAGCCGCCCACCTGTAGATCTCACTGCCTTTTGGTTGGGTGGCCTCCATGAAGCGAGCAAAGTCGTCCGATAGGCGTCTTTCAAGCTCTGCCCGCTCCTTTGGATCCGGAACAACCCTTTCAAGGAAAAGTTTTACGATATCAAGGATTGGGCCTAGCATAGAAGCTACTCCGGTTTTTGTGTACGTATGTACAGCTTGTCCTGTACGTATGACATTTTTATAATACCGCCAATGAACACGTCATTAACGAAAAGGCGCGGCTGTGCGTCAATGGCGATACATTCATGGATACAATCCGCCACCCGACGCATCCAACCGCGCCCGAAGGTGTTGAATATGCGCAGCTTTGTGTAAAACTCGATTCGTAGTGCAATGAGCCTGCGCCAATCCCCATTGCTTGCTGTGATGAACTCCTTGGCCTGCCCGACACCATGGTTTACGGCTGCGTCGAAGGCGGCCAATTGGAAAGCTGGGTTAGCCCCATCGAGTTTTAGTGGATCCCAGTAGCGTTCCTTGTATATTTGGGCTGCCTCTTCTCTGGTTATGTTTCTCACATCCTGTACCGGCAGCCCTTTGGAACGCCTCCACGAGTTATAAACACTTTGGGTTATACCAAGGTTAGTGGCACCACCTGGATCCTCTGGGTGGTTGGAGTATCCACCTTCCCACTTGAGGACAAAGGATAGTGCCCTATCGAACATCCCAGATTCAAGCGGTCTTCCTGACGAACCGGTTCCACAGTGCCACGACGACGAGGGCAATGATAGCCTTCACGTCGTCCGGCAGGTTTACTGCGGACCAGTGTGTCGCCAGGTAAGCCACACCAGCTGTTACCGCGGCCTTGGCGGCTTCCACTACAAGTGGCTTTACCCGCTCTACTAGGTCACCCATTTGTTGCTCCCTCCTTCTTAGATAGCCACTCCACCAGTGTACTCAGGGCCTCCCGTGCGGAGTACCACAACGACGTTCACATTGCTGAACGAGGGGCTTGTTCCACCCACGTTCAGGTCAATGGTGATGTCGTTACCTGTACGCAGGACGATAGTACTGGATGGGCTGGTAGCCACAGTGCCAGCAGCGGTCAGGTTGGCAGTGGTGAGCAGGGTAGTGGCACCACGCTTGACGGCCGCGTTGAGCGTAGGGGAAGTACCAGATACAGCACTGGCAGATACCTGTACTTGGTGTAAGATTGCGTCACGAGCCACACGGAACCTGAATGCGTTGGTCGCACTGGCAGTTGTTGCGCCGGGTAAACCAAAGGTTAAGTACTCGTACGCAACCGGCGCAAGTCTGTGGATGCTGCGAGAGGTTACAGGCATAGTTTATCACCTCTTTGTCAAATCTCGGATATTTGTACCCCGCCTCCGGAGGCGGCGTCGGGCACCGCCGGGTAGGGTGGGACTACCCGGCGGCGCAGCTAGCTACAGGACGGCTACTACACTACCCAGTAGTATTAGTAGCCGCTGGGAACAGTCAGGTCGCGGATGACCGCGTTGCGGGCAGGCAGGTACGAACCGAAGTTGGCGTGCATCTCCAGCGTGGCCTGGTAGACGAGCTTGCCAGGTACGCGGAGCAGGATGCCAGCCCGGTCGGCCCACCCGATGTCCTTCAGCATGAAGAAGCGGAGGTTTTCCTCGTCCAGCAGGTACACGACGTCCTTGGGGCACTCACGGCTGACGAACCAAGGCCGACCGTTGTACTCCAAGGCGTCGAAGTCGGCACCGCCGTCGAACTTCATCACGTTGATGAACCGACGGTCGGCAACCAACAGCTCGAAGTACCGCTGGCGCTGGGCTAGGTGGCTGTACAGCGCGGTGGGACGCGCACCGGACCGAACCCACACGGTGTCCTCGGCAGCCTGCAGCAGGGTCAGGGTCAGGTCGCGGGGCGTGCCGGAGTTGTGAAGGACGGTGGCCTTCCAGATGTCCACAGTAGCCCTGTTGATGTTGAACAGGTTGGACACGTAGGTACCGTCGTCCACGATCCCCAGCAGACCCATGATGTTGATGCCGCGACCAATGTACCCGGATGCATTGCCGCGGAACACGAAGTCGCCAGCCGTCCAGTTGGTGCCGGACAGGCTCTCAACCGTCACCACTGCACCGGTCGTGTAGTCCACAGACCGAACAGTGACGAAGGAAGGAGTGGTCCTGTCAGTACCACCGGTCCGGGCAGAGGCGGCCCGCAGGGTCATCCCAGCACGCAGGGTGCCCGGGTTGTCCACGGTGATGGTGTTGGCGGCGGCGTTCACTGCCGTGATCCTGGCGAGTGCGCCGGTCCCGTCACCCTGTAGCTGAGCTTCAAGCTCCTTCTTCAGGTTGTCGGTCACCTGGCGAAGCTTGAACTCAAGAGCCTGGGTGAAGGCACCCACGTCGGACTGGGTGGCCTCAATGACCTTGGAGCTGATCTCCACAGCACCAGCGAGGGTCTGGATGGGCACGATGGCCTGCAGTACGGTCTCGTTGGTGCCGCTGGGCACGTCACCGGTCTCGCTGACGGCCCCTACACCCTCAGCCCATGCCGTGTGCACGGGGAAAATGGCCTGGCGGCCACGGACGTTTTCGCGGTCCCTCTTTACACGGTTGTAAAGGGGAATCTCCGCGTTGAATGCCCGGCGGACGGGACCAATATAGAAGTCCTTCAGAATCCCGTCCAGGGTACTCATAGTCTCAAACGCCATAGCTTACAGTCACCTCCGTATGAAGGTTTAGTAGCTAGGCCGCTGAGACACCCAGGTTTGTGATTGTTTGTCTACTAACCCTTGCTGAAGAGACCGGCCTGGGCAAGTCTCTCTATGGCAAGCCTGCGAGCCTCCTCGAAACTCTGTGGTGTGTTTCGAGGTGTGGCTGGGGTTCCACCCCGTACAGTGGGTGCTGCCACACGTGCCCTGGCGTTTTCCTGCCTCTTGGCAATATCCGCCTTGACACGCTCGGAGTAGAACCTGTTCCAGTGCTCGTGGGACGCCTTGGCTAGGGCTTCAAGGTCGGCCTCCGGGTCGATCTTGAAAGCCTCAATGACCTCCTCATCGTACAGCATCGGGTACTTCTTCTGTAGCTCGGGCAGCTGCGAGCGGGCATAGGCTTCACGCTGTGCGTAATACTGCTGCCAGAGGTACTGGTTGTACTGCTGTACGCGGGAGGCGTAGTCTGCCTGCAGCGCGGCTAGCTGGTAGCGTAGCTGGGCGAGTTCTTGGGCCAGTGGGTCGGTTTCGCCCTGCTGGCCTTGCACAGCGCCCTGCATAGCCTGCGCCTGCGGGCCACCCTGCTGGAGGTTACCCCCCTGCAGGATTTCGATGACCTTCTGCCTGAGCGTCTCCACAAGCTCAGGGTACTGCTGCAAGGCTTGCCAAGCTTCGGCGGCCTGGCGAAGCTGTTCAAGCTGCCTGCGCTCCTCTGCAAGTTGGGCAGTCTTGATGCGGTAATCCCGCTCAAGCATGCCCCCCTTGATCAGTTCGCGCAGCTCGGAGGCGGTATACTGTTTCCCGTCTATTTCGTAGACGGGCTCCTCCGCCCCGGTCTCTCCAGCTGCTCCCTCCTCCCACGTTCCAGCACTCGCCTCGTCCCCGTAGCCGGTTGACCCAGTGGGTTCCTCGACACTACCGGAGCCCGAGGGTTCGCCGTAGCCGGAGGAGAAAAGCTCCTCACTCATGGCTCCCTCCTTGTTTTTAGCCCCCGCTTGGCCCTTTGCCCGCTTTTACGGGTTCGAGCTGCACGTCGGGGCCGTTTATACTACACCTCTTCCAACCCATAGTTGGGTGTGCGGGCACGGCTAACCACCATGCGCTCCGCACCACCGCCCCCAGCACGCATGGGGACCTTCAAAACTGGCCTAGCTGGGCTGTGCTCCTCCTCGTCGCCCATCATAGGCGCTTCCGCAGACCCACCATGCAGGACAGCTTCAAGGGCAGCACTGGCCCTCTCGGCGGCGGTAACCAGGTCGTCTAGGGCTGCCGCTGCGTCGTCTGGGAGCACACCAGCGTCCTGTACCATCGTCAGTACGCCGAGCAATGCGTCGATGGCCTCGGATAGATCCTGGACCATCTGGGTGGCAGAATCCACCGCCATAGACGGCAGCATCTCCTCTTCTCCCGCCATATCAGCGGCGGCAGCAGCACCACGGAGTGTTACAGGGTGTCGAGGCATCACTCCTTACCTCCTTCGATGTATTTTGCAAATGGCCCTCCAGGGTTTGGTATTATTGCCTGGAACTTTTCAACTTGGACTGTACCGCCGGACTTCTCTGCAAGATCTTTTCTCCAATCACGCGCACCCTTTACGGCAGATTCCCAGTAGTCACAACAACCATCCCGCAAACTTATACCGAAACCAAACTTCACACAAACTTTTTCGTTCTTGTCGGCATATTCGCAGTTGCCGCAAAGTGGCCCGCCTTTTATTTCGACATAACCAGCTCTAGCCCTTGTAAGATCTTCCGGCTTTACAGCCATAATGGCCTCCGTTTTCGACTTGTTTGATTACTTATCGCCTACCGCGCAGCCTACGCAGGGTCTGTGCCAGCCTGACCCGACGGAGCAGCGTGGTGTTGTGGGTCTCCTTAGCGTGGGCCGCTAGCTTCTGTAGGTCGGACTGGCTTAGCGGCTCGTCGCCCCTTATAAGGCCCATCCGCTTGGCGGTTGCACGAAGCGCTCCTGGGTTCTTTATGGCCTTTTGGATCCACTTTTCTGCCATGTCCTACTCCACCTCCGCCAGCCGCTTTGTCATTATCCTTAGCTTTCTAACTCTTTGTAGTAGCTTGCGAATCCTCATTTCATCTTGATCTTGTGGTATGGTAGACAAAACTCCACGTCGCGGGCGCTTTTTGGATGTAGTGAACAAATCTTTTACTGATCTTGCATCGGATGGGATGTAGAAGTCTTTTAGGATTTTGTCTAGTGTGAAGGTGTCTTCGATCACTGTGGACCGACCCCCAGCGACCTAGCCGCCGCTGCCAACACCTCCGGCGGTATCTGCGGTGGCCCACCAGGCCCGGGCTGCGGCCCGCCAGCCATCGGCGGAGGAGGTGGAGGCCCAGGCGGGCCAGGAGGAGGAGCTGGCGGCCCCGCCATCTGGACCGGCTGTCCCCCTGATGGCGCTGGGGGTCCTCCTGGCCCTTCAGCGGCCGCGGCCTGCGCCTGGGCGAACACCTGTTGGATCTCCTGGATACGCCGCTGTACGTCCATCTGGTCGGCGGCCTGCTTGACCGCCATACGTTTCATTAGCTCTTCGTGTGCCTTTATGTGGGCCTGTATCAGCTTTAGTGCTGGGTGGTTTGGATCTTCTAAAGCTATTTCCTTTGCTGCCTTAGTATGGATAGCTATGTGCAGCGGGTGGTTATCAAGCTCGCCAGGCTCGAACATGATCTGGCTGTCACGCATCTCCATGTTCTCAAACCTGGCGTGCCGAATATCTGCATTGTCCTCCTGGAACGACTCTATGGCAGCATCCATTTCCAGGAACTTGAACAACCTAAACTCGTCAATCCTGCCGTCAGGCCCTCTAAATGCTCCCCTGTCCAGTAGCTCGAATGCGAACTGTATCCGTGCCGCCTTGCTGAGCGGTATAGAGCTACCAATGTCTATCAAAATCCTGAATCTACCTTCTAGCCGCTCTCGGTGGAACTCAACTGCTTCAACCCTGTCACCAAGGTGCATGTGCACGATTCGCGGCTCAGTGTAGAACTGCCGTGCAAGTTCAATGACTTGGTGCGCCGTATCTATCCAAGACTGTTCGTTCCAAATCAGAATCGGGCCTAGTGGTGTTTCGTCAGCTTCCTGCAATATCGCAATACCGGCCGCTGTCCTTACACCAGGTGGGTTCATCCCCCTGCTCACCCAGTGCAGGGACGAGACTTCCATGAAGTCCTGCTCAATCGTCTGTAACTCAGTCAGTACATATCCCGGAATCGGTGGCGGCACCCACGGCTCTGGTCGGCCGCCCATAGGGTTGTAATAGACCTTTTCACCCGCTTCGGTTGTGAATGCATCCGGAGATATCCCAGCCGTTGTCGGTATAAGGACCTTCGGCCTAGTGAGTGCGATTTTGTTTTCAATGAGCATGCTCTTGGTCAGATTTAGGTTCTTCTGTATGGGGATTAGCTGTTCAATCAGCGACATCCCCCAAAAACGGCTGGGAATCGGAATGAAGTCAAACTTGATTATGGGTATGTCAAGGTGATCGTATGGTAGCTTATCTTCGCGAATGATCCAGTTATTCATGCCGACAGCGATTGCGTGTCGGCCCCTTGGAAACTTCTTACTAGGGCGTTCGTAATATTCAATCAGCCTAGCTGCGTCCTTTAGCGGACGGATGTATGGCTGCACGATACTTGGAGCAGTGAACAGGGGGTCGTTATACCAACCCCACGTGGCTTCTAGCCCGCTCTCTGGGTGTATCTTTTCCCGGTGTTCCGGGAACATATCACGCAGTACATCCACAGGCAGTGCTTTCACGTGGAATACGTATCTAACTTCGTCCCAGTTACGGGCCTGTGGATCCGGGTATATCTCGAACGGCGGGACAACATCTACCCTGATGTCCCCCATCCGCTGGATAGCCTTCTCCGGATTAGCAAGTAGTTCCTCGCTTTCGACAGCCTCTGGTAGCTCTATCAAGTCCCCAGCATCGTGGTCCCACCAGACAATCAAAAACGCCGACCCGCAAGAAAGCATCCAGCTGTACAGCTCGATTGCCTTCCTCTTGTCAAGCTTCTCCTTAGTCCAAATGTATTTCAGCAGCTTATCGGCAACCTTGGCGGATAACATATCCTTTTCTTCGCCAGTGGCAGGGATCACCTCTGGCAACGGGCGGCTCTTGGCGAGCCTACCAAGGTACATCCGCCAGGTTGGCAGTATACGATTCGAGACGTACCGTACGCGCCAAGGTGGGGCCTGAACTTCCTCTAGCCTCCACGACCCGCGCTGTACAGTTGTATATTGTCGCCCAATGAGCCAGGCTAGGTTCAACCGCCACTGCATTTCAGTGGGGTACCTAGCCTCCTGCGATTCGCTAAATCTTGTGTCTAGGTCAACTATAGCCATCGACTATTCCGTAAAGAACTCGTATTCCTGCGCTAACGCCTTTTTGATGTTTTCCGCCATTTGCTGCCGCCTAGCAGCGATAAATGCTTCCATCTCGTCATCAAGATGCACCGAGCTGGTCTTGTTCAATAAAGATTGAACCAGCTTCTTCATATTCGACAACTCGTCTTCGAGCTTACCGACCTGTGTCCAACAGTTATTCACTTCTTCGTACAGTTTGGCGTAGTCCTCTTCTAGCTTGAACGTGCGGATGTACATCCAAACTGCTACTACTGCCGCAAAAACAACGGAAATCGTGAATGGGAATATTACTTCAAGATTTGACATTTGATTTCTCCAAAATCCGCTTAGATCTTTCTCTAAGGTAGTCTGCGTTTAGGTTAGCAAGATTGCACCAAAGGTCGAAGTGATACGAGTCGATAAAATCTACGGCTTCTTTATTCCCATCAGCCGCATCGGCCAAGGCACGCTCTATTACTGCTTTGGCTAATCGCAAAATCCCTTTGTACTTTTCCAGCTCTACATCAGAACCAAGGTGGTTCATCGCGCTTTTCGATGTCATATTCAGGTATTGGCGTCGGTGCTGGGAATGAAACCAGCAGGAACCGCAAGCTATCCAAAGCGTGGTCCTTGTATTTCCTCGGCTTGTCGGGAGGGTTCTTCACCCGATGCCTCCGAAGCGGCATATCCAACCAAATGTACTCTTTGAACTCCCGGACCAGATTGGGTGCCTTCCCTCGCAATATCTGAAGCCTCGGCCTGCCTGTCTCCGGATCTATTTCCGTCAGGTACTTTTTGACTACCGGTATCCCAGCCGCGTAGTTCCGTTGAGGGCATTTGATCACCGGAATGCCCATCTGGGTGTAAACGTGGGCAGCCGATAGACCACTTGTGCCTTCTTTGTTGAATGCCGTCGTGTCTATGACTGTATATACGAACGTCTGCCCGGCTGACTTATCCAAAATGCGCTTGGCGTGATCCTGTACTGTACCGGCCTCGCCGTAGTACTCATCGTAGATATAAACTGTTCCGGACGGACTGGTCGCGGCAAATAAGCACGCCGTCGGATTCCGAACACCGTGGTCTATCGATCTGTACCGAAGCCAGTATTTTGGAATATGATCAGTCCAAACGCGCCTGATTGGATCCCAAACCTTGTCCGTTACGTGTTTTTCTTCGCTAAACTCGGGATAAACCAGACCGCCGATTTCGTCCCACGAACCGTAGTAATAACGCTTCTTCCACTCTTCAGGCATTGCCTCCATCGACTGGATGTACTCTGGAGGCAGGTTCTCGATGTTATCTAATGTCGAGGCCTCAACTAGGAAGTAGTCGCTTGGATGGAAGTGGTTTTTGCAAACACCCGGTTCACGCGAACAATCGGGCCACTTGTCCGAGCCATCTGGGTTGACCAGCCCATGGGCTATTTGCCCTTCCTTGGTGAAGTACTTCCAAATCCACGAATGGCCGTTGTAGTTTCCCTCGATGAATCCATATTGCCGAGGTATCGGCCCGTACGGCCCAGTCTTGCGCCGTAGCCTAGCACAAAGCTCTACCCAGTGCTCTTCCTTGATGTACGGGTCGTCAGCCTGGCTTACCGCGAAAAAGCTCAAGTTTCGACCACGGTATCTACTAGGGTTTTCAAGGTTCGCGAAGTGGACTATAGATACCTGATCGAACTTAGGGCCTGCCCAAAGCTCAAGATAACCTTCAGAAGATTTCCACTTTTTGACAAGCTGCGGCGGGCACAACTCGAAAAACTGCGGTACCAAAATACTGTTCACTTCCATCCATGTGTACCGCCCGACTAGCCCCTCGTGCCCGCCACGGCTTGTAGCTATGGCTAATACCCTACGACATAGGGCGGATGTTTTACCGCTTCCCATGCCGCCTATGAAGGCGGCATAACGCGCTTTGGTAGTTATAAACTTGAGCTGTTTCTCGGACCACGCTGTGATAGCCACTTATATCGGTTATTCAGCGAAAATCTCTTCAAATAGTCGAGATTCAGGGACTGGCTGCCTAGTCGCTGTGGCATTTCGATAAGCTAGCGCATCGTGCAGCCAGGTTATAGTACTCGTAAGTGCCCTAATCTCTTCCCTAAGTAACTCGATTTCTGTTACAAGCTCCCTAATGAGATGGGTGTTCTCGGACTGAGGGTTATTCTTCAAGTTCGACATCTACCTCGTTGCCCTCGCCATTCGAAGGTTCCATGTCGAGGACGACTTCCTCTTCACTGTCCTCTGCATCGACGTTTTCGTCAAAAACAACTTCCTTGCCGTCGGACTCGACAGCGCTGTTTAGGAATCGCACGACAACCTCGTCCAAGGTAAGGCCGTGCTCCTCTACCAAGTTACGCAGGATGTTGTATGCGAGGCCGTCAAATACCAAAGAACTGACTAGGGTACTGACTTCAGTACCCACCTCGTTGGAGATGGCCTCCAAGTACTTGTACAGGTCCTCCTGCAGACGCACCTCGACGAATGCTGCTTCCTTCTGCTCCATGATCGCCTCCTGTGTGGTTTGTTTTTAGAAGTCCTCCTCCGTTACCACGTTGTCACTAAATGAGATCGTGATACCGCCCTTCTGCTCAATCCTGTCACGGTATCTTGGATCAAGCGAGGCCAGCAAGAACTTCATGAGCTGGTCGGACCTAGCCAAAGCCCTTTGGAAAGCGGCCGCCTCCAAGTCATTAAGGCGCAACTTTTCCAGCTCTTCGACGATTTCTTGGTAGGACATCGCGAAGGCTGGATCTTCTTCAAGCCACCTGTGAAGAATCTTGGGCGTAATACCTACGGTTTTGGCTGCGTGGTAGCTATAACCCACCCTTTTCAGTACTTCGAGGTACTTTTGCTTTAGCTCCTGTTCCTCAGTAACAGGAACAGATGGTTTACGCCCGCGGTTCGACTTTTTCTTGACTTTGCTATTTACATGTACTTTACGGGTTGTTTGGGGCATTTTCGATAGACTTTAGAAACTTCAGTACGGTAGTGTTGGGTATCGCGTATATCATCGGTTCTCCCATCTGGACGAACTGCCCAGCTACCCAGTAAGCCCGGATGACACCGGCTAGGCACCCGTTGCGAAGTAGCACAACAGGAGAACCACTGCTCCCATGTGTAACACGGATATCCAACCAAAGGTGGCCGCCAACATATTGCTCTTCGACAGCCCCGCCAATCCCCTCAATCTCGTCCACGTCATAATCTTTATCGTCGTCGCGCCTTATCACAGAACCCTTTACAATGACATAACGGATACCAAGCGGGAAACTGACATTCAGGACCTGCTCCTCTTCAAGTACAGGCCCTTCCTCAACACAGGCGATCGTAGGTACCCGAACAGGAACTTCAAATGCCGCCAAGTCAAACTTTGGATCAACTTTAATGACCTGGGTCGCTTCGACGATGTACCGCCCCTGCATCCTCACGCCGTATTTACCGGTTGGGAACCACCATCTGCCACTGGTGTCAGGGCGGTTGGGTGGGTTACCCAGCACATGCGCGTTGGTAACCCAAATCGAGGATTTTTCAGACGACTTATAGGCCCAAGCCGACCCAGAAAACACCCACCTAGTCTCTACCGGCTTGGTCCTGTCCTTATCGGCATATCTAGCATACTGTACATAAACCGAACCCGTCGCTGTCCTCAGATACTGGCCCAAGCTCGCTTCCTGCGTTATACCGTAAAACGGCGCTGCGAGTAGGGCAATGGCTACAAGAGCCAGTTTGGTATATGTTTTCGACATTAGCGGATCCTCACTTTTTTAGCCGCATTTTTGCGCTTTTCAGGTGGAGTTAGGCCCATCTTGTTGGCAAGGGCGTAGAATATCCGTTCGCCTCTTTCGGCACCATACCGCGCCTTTAGTTTAGCCATTACCTGTTCGCCCTTGCCCTTGAAATACTGGCTAACTGGCATTTGTGTTCACCATACCTAACACGTGGGCTAGAAACGCGGCCTCAGCACGTGCCACCCAGTCTGTTTCACATGTACTACAACCAAAGCACACACGTCGCACATACCAATATGTATCGCCTGTCTGTTATCTTGACATCCGCAAGGCACGGTTATTTCGCCTCATGTGAAGCTTAAACTATACCCATACCGAACCGTATCCAGGCGGTATATATTGTCCCAATAGGTCATAAAAGCCACGCTGCGGCGGCTTAGGTGCACCCGGTGGTGCACCAGGCGGTGTCATTGCTGGTGGCTGAGCACCATGAGCTGCCCAGACCGGCGGCATCACGTAAATTGGTGGAGGCCCAAAGGGTGGTGCCTGCTGCCCGCCGGGGCTACCACCTGTGCCGTCACTTACGGGTGGATACCAAGGTCTGATCGGCGGCCTGTAGTACCTGTAGTAAGGGAGATCTATCCTCCCAAGGGCATCTGTCGGCGGCGCTGGCGGCTCTACTGGCCCCGTCCTTGGCGTACCATCAGGTAGTGGTAGGACGCTTTGAAGTAGGTTTCGCAAACCCGGCAATATGGGGAATATGTTCGGCAATGTATCTCACCGCCCTACCTTCAAATCCAGTTACCTGCTTATATTATACCACTTATCTACACAAAATGCAATAGCCAAATAACGTCCACTTTTGAAATAGCGATGTTTTCAACACATGACACAAACACCACGAAAATACGATGGCCTAGCCACCGAACGTGCCAGGACCAGAACCAGATGCGTAGAAAAACTGCGATATGTACCTGCAAACAGCGTTCACCAGAGTAGGTCTATGTTGTGTAACCGACTACATCGCCAACAAAATGCCGTATTTTTGAGGATCACAGCCCATGCCAAAGTAGAACATCTATTGCTTTAGATGCTGCCAATCTAAAAACGTCACGTGTCATCCTACTTTCGCGCGCCCCAAAACCACAAAACACGCGGCGGCGTCTAAAAATCAATATTTACAAGCATTCCAATCCACCCAACACCTCTTACTATCGTACTTTGCACCCATTCCACAGCCAACCGTCTTCACCTCCACAACCACAAAGTACAACATCGGAGCCAGATCCAACCCCCGGCCCAACACAGCACTTATAACCCCTGGAACGATCCATCTATCGTTACTTAGTAAACAACACAAATCCACAACACCCACCAAAACAACAAAACCACCAATCCCCAAAATAAGCCACTAATAGGCATTACGGCCAAGGACACAAAAACCAGAAGTGGGGCCTCAAACAACAAAAGCCTGGCTTTTTGCTATGGGCACCCATCGCCGCGCGCCAGGGGGGTGCACCCGCGTACCGTACCCCCGGGCGTTGTTTACCCCCCTACCCCCCATTTTGCAGGCCAAAGGGTGGCGCCGGTTGACCGGTGGCCGAAAACGAAAACACCAGGGAGGTAGCCATGGAGCTCAGGGAACTCCTGCGCACAATCATCCGGGAGGAGTTGTCCGCCAAGGGCAAGGCAAAGCCCAAGGCGGAGTTCGTCGAGTTTGGCAAGTTCGCGACTGGGGAGAACACCCAGGTTCGCGTCTCTGTCTCGAAGGGGGTCGACGGCCAGCCCATTCTGGGTTTGGCTAAGATGCATGGCACCTACATCGAGCGCCAACTCGGCTTTAGGCTGACCCAGGAGCTGGCAGGGGCACTGCTGCAAATCATCACTGAGTCCTACCCACAACTGGTGAACAGCAGGAAAAACGGGCGGCGGGGGGCGTAATGCCCCCTGTCCCCCACAACCTAAGGAAAGGAGGGATAAAAATGGGAACTTACCGATACTTTGACAACGAACTGGAAATTGTAGGCGTAGATGAGACCCCTGAGGAATCTTGCTACGCCTTTGTCTACGAGCTATGGCGGGAGCCGCCCGGGGAGGGGCTGTATGGCCCCTCGCACCGCGGGCCGGCTTCCGGCGGCCGG